ACGCACAGCACCTTTATCTCTTAATTTGCTATGAGATACTTGTGCGGGTTGCTTCCCTTTAAGTAACTGTACTACAGCTTGTGCTACAGGCTCTTCATATAATCCTTCTGTTTCTCTTATTTGAACACTTCTTTCTCTTCCAGGCTCTTTTTTAGGAATACTTAAATAATACTTATAAGCGTCAATAAGAAAAGATGTATCTGCAAAATTTGGCTCTTGAGTTTTAGGATGTTGGGTAAGTTTTACAAGATATCTAGGTTCAAAATCTTTAAATTTAGGTTCTTGAATTTTTGTAATCATTCCTCCACGCACTAAAGTATCTAGTATATCTTCTAGTACAGGATTAGCAGAATCTGTTATTTTTCTAGGTACTAATTCTTGTGTTCCTGGTTTTTCTTCGCGTTCATAATCTCTATATTGTTCCCGTTGTTGTTTTTTAGCATCAAGTTCTTTTAGATTTTTCCCAAAATGTCCTGTAAAGTATCTTATAAAATGTCTAAGCATACGGGATTCTTTTCGTTGGCCTACAATACCCAAGGTTTTTAAAAATTCTTTTATTTCACCCGCAGATTTACCAAAAGAATTTGATGAAATAGTAAATACTACAGAATTTTCAGAAGGAGGAACGCCATTTCTAACACCTTGAAATCTTAACGTATCAAAATACCCACTTGCACCCTCTGCAAAAAGATCTATATCCCACTTTATTCCTTGTTGAAATTGATCTTGTGTAGATTTAGGATAATCTGTTCTATAGTCAAATACTTGACCCGGCCAGTCAGTTTTTGTACCTTCCGGTTGTGCATATTTTCTAATACGAGCAATATATTCCTCTTGAGTTTCAAATTTAGTTTTTTTACTTTCTAATATTTCTCCACTTCTTATAGGTTGCCATTCAGTAGCAGTTTCAAATATAGGAGAATATTCTAATTTAAATTTTATTTGATCGGCTATAAAACTAGTAAAAAACTTTTTTAAATTTGGATATTTACGTAAAGTTACTAGCTGATCTCCTGATGTATACATTCTAGTTTCTGTATCCCAGGCCCCTTCAATTCTATCTCCAATCGGATATCCTGCAGCATCATAAGGTGTAGCAGATTCATATAAATCAATACCTGAATCTTGAATTTCCTGTAAACAATCCTTTAATTCTTCAAATACATCTGTTACAAAAGATTTATCCTCAAATAAGGCTTTAGTTTCATTACTAATTGCAATTTCAGTTTTTATTTTTGTCTCTTCAGCCATTTAATATCCAAATATTGCATCGGCCATTTCTACTGGCTGATCTTTTATTCTACGAGAAAAACTTTCAAGATTGTAGTTTAATCTTCTCATCATAACCATATATCTAAGAGCATCATATGCGTGATCTTCTGCTTTTGTATCTACATCTTCTGAATTAGTTTTTGATAGAGGTAGAGTAGGTAAAGTTCTTATTAGATTTGTACAAGTAGAAACTATTCTAAGTCTAGGTTGCCCGGTTAAATCATCAGTTTTTAATCTGCGGTGTACTTCTATTTTACCGGACATTCTATTTGAATCAGAAGGAACCCATCTAACTCCTCTATTCATCATAGTTTCTGCTATACTCGGACCCAGGCCCATTTTAGACCAGCAAGACTTATCTAGTACAGATATCTGCATCGGTGGATCGAAGGCTTCTAGTTGTACAATTAAATCTGCTAGATCCTCACCAGTTAGACCTTTTCTGTATAATTCACGATAGATCCAAATATTACTATCCCAATCTATCGCTGCCCAAAGTACACAAGAAGGAGAACTAAAACCGTAATCCGCTGCTCTTATTCTAGGCCAGTTAGTAGGTACTTCAAACGGTTCTACAACGTGCATTAACCTGTCGAACTCAAAGAAAGCAGCACCTTCTGCAACGTCCCAATCACCCTCTAGCAATCTTCTACGCTCTACCTCTGGCAGAGAAAGCAACATAGCTTCGTACTCTCCTGAGTGCATCAAGTACGGATTGTCCGTTAGTCTGGCAGGAATGAACTTCCGCTGAAACAAAGGTTCATTTGCTCTAGAGTGAGAAGGTCCGTATTTTAAAGTTTTACCAGTGTCTATATCCGTAGCCCAAAAGGGCTCATTTGGTATATTAGGATCGATAAACATCTTTTTGATCCACCAACCGCCCATTCCTCCTGGGTTAGCACTTGCTCTCATGTATGTTTCAATATCTGGATCGGTAGTTCTAAGTCTAGATCTAAGATAGTTCCACACATAAGGAGAGGGGTAGTGGCCTAGTTCATCGATACCTATCCAGGTAAAACTCTGGCCTTGATACCTTGTAACATCAGAATCTTTATCTACATAGGAAAAAGTAGCAGTAGCACCTGAAGGAAAAGCCCAGGTAGACTTTGATTCTTTGAATTTAGAACCTGGAAAGGCTCTAGGATAGATCTTTCTAGATTGATCTATAAGCTCGGTCAGTTCGCCCAGAGTACGCCTGAGTAGTAAAGCACGGTGATTAGAATTGGAAGCGAACCTAAGAAGATCAACCAACATTGCATAAGATTTTCCCCCTCCTGCTGCTCCTCCATATAAAACTTCTTTTTCAGGCGCTGCTAAAAACTCCTCCTGTGGACCAGGATTCGGTTTAAATATTATTTCTGCGCCTTGCTTTATTGCATCTTTTAATGCTTTAGGTGCTTGATCTAGTAACTCTCCTGTAGCTACTCCACCGGATTCTAAAACTTTTAGAGCTTCTTTAGCTTTTTTTGCTCCTTTAGCTAAAGTATCTATTTTATTTCTTTGTCGCTCTAGATTTTTATTCTTTTCAGATACTTTCTTACGAGCTTGTCTTCGTAAGTACTCTTTGGTAGTTAATCTATAGTTGCCTTTTACACCTTCTTCAAGTTTAGGTCTAGCCATTAGTACTTTGCAGTCCTTACTGCACAACCCTTTGTATATTTTTTAGTTTTTCTTTTCTTTCTTTTTTTTGTTACTTTTCCGCCCCTCTTTCTAAATAATGATTCAAATGCTTCAGTTATCTTATCTAAATCTGTAGTATATACTACTCCTGCTCGTTGTTCGTCTAGATTACCGCCTACCTCTCCAGAAAGTATACCATTATCTCCTACTTGCCATTGTCCACCAACACCAATATCAAAATTTTTGCTATCTCCGCTTGCCCGTGCTGTAAAATCTACTCCTTCTCTTCCTGTTGGTATACGTGCTTTTGCATTAAATCCGTTTAATAGATTACCATAAACACTTTGTAGTTCTAATGAATACTCTCCATAATCTTTATCTGTCCATTCACCAAAACCAACACCTCCATATTCATTTTCTTGAAGATTTACACCCCCTCCTATTTTTACTTTAAAGTTATCTTCATCTACTATTGATGTAGGGGGGACTTTTACTTCTCCTTTTTCAACTAAACTAGCTATACCACCAATAACTGTTCCTAATTTTTCTATACTTTTTGGAGATAAATCAGTAAATTTTGATATTTCTTTAATTGCTGTATCTCTTATAGTTTTTGCATTACCCTTACTTTTTTTATAAGAATCGTACGGACTTGTTTTACTTCTAACTCCTGCTCTAACAAGGGGCAACCATGTTTCTTTTAAATGGTTTATAACAGCTACTTTAAGATCAGGATCCTTTGCAATTTCTGGTATCTTTTCCATAGTTGTAGCTATAAATTCACCAGCAGCTTTTACACCTTCATTTGTTCTCTTATTTGTATTAGCCACTGGGAGTTACATCCTTCATCTGCTTCTTAGCAGGTAGCATAACCACACCATGAATAACTTCCGCTTGAATAGAAATATCCTGTTTCTTACCTATTCCTACGCGATCAAGGATTTCATTGGCTGATTTTAATCTAATTTCCATGTGATTCGCACGAATGTCACCATTCATGTCTAGACCTTCTACAAGACGGTTAGCAGCTTTTACACTGGAAGAAGCTAGCATAACCCTTGTTCTATCTATAATTTCATCTTTTAAAGTATTTATTAACCACCCTCTAGAACTGTGCTTATAACCTGCGTCGTCTATTGCTTTTAGAACATTTCCGCCATTGTCCATAAGAGAGTTTAAGAACTTTACTTGCTTTTCGGTGTATTCTCTTTTAGCTGGTAAAGACATTAGGCTATTCCTTTGTAGAATACATGATTTTCAAATAGTTCTTTTTCTTTCATTTTAACTATTGACTGGTCTGACACTACCACCCCTCGCATAAGATTTTACTCTAGGATTCTGTTTAACTACTGCTTCATAGTTTTCTAGATCTCGTATATTTTTAACTTTAGTCATTTCCGGCCTGCCGGTAGTTCTAGCGATACGGTTTTTTGCTAGCTGTAATTTGCTTATTTTCTTTGGCATTTTCTAGTTTTCTTACTAGTTATCTTTTTTAGGACATTCACAAGGGTCGCATTTGCAATTTTCACATTTACATTCGCCGCAACTCATAATTATTTTCCTCTTTTTCTATAATATCTATCGTACCATATTTTACTAGCTTGTCTTAGCTGAGTATTGATCGTTCTTATTAGTTCTAGCTCTTCGTTTATTATTTTATTGTACCCGCAGGATATATCCTCGTCTAGTTCTGTATATAATCTTTCAGATAGTTCTTGTATTCTATCGATATGGTCGCAAGAGTCGGGGGGTATATTTGGCTTTTCTAGCTTCCTGGGCATTTTTAGTAGTTAGCAGATCTAACACCACCGCCCTTTGCGTAGTTTTTCTTAATTTTACCGCCCTTTTTCTTTTCTTTTTTAGAACCAGATTTTTGTCGTTTAAAATATGCTTCATCCGGCCCACCTCCCGGTACTTTTTTTCTTCTCATTTCGTATAATAGTTCATCTTCTCCTGCACCAGCGGGGGTAGCAGCAGCCGCTTCTGATATTCCAGCAGCTAGTAAACCTACAGGACCAGTAACACCTGCTAAACCAATTTTAAATAGTGTTTTTAGTGCCTTTTTTGTAAGAGGTTTGTCAAAAAATCCCTGTTTAGCAAGCATATCATATTTTTCTAATCCAATAACAGAACCAATACGTCCTCTTTTTGTTATTTTAGACATGCGTGGAAAGTCTTTATAAATCTTATCTACATACTTTGCTTCATCTTTTTTTGACCATCCCTCTGCTTCTAGTATAGATATAGGTTTTGTAGTGTTTCTTATATGTCTACCTAGCGCGTGAGCTTGGCGGTATTCATCAGTAGATGCAGCAAATAATCTTTTTTTTGCTAAATTTTTTTTTCTAATTGTTTCAGCACGAAGATTAGAAAATGATTTTCTTTTATCAACCACAGTAAAAACTCCTAATAACTAGTAGGTCGTACACCACCACCTTTTGCGTAGTTTTTCTTTATTTTATTTTTTCTCTTTTTAATTCTACCGCCCTTTTTTGTACCTAAATATTTATGTGTAATTTTAGGAGGCATATCTTCCATAGAAGAAGGTGTTATATCAGCATATTTAAAAATAACATTCTGTAATCTATTATATCCTTCCTGCGTA